GAACCAAATATAGAAGGTGCTATAGCTGTCCTTAGAGACTTGATGATAGCAAATAGTTTTACGATGACTCGTCAACCATATGAGCCTAATTATAGAGGTTTAGTTGATGCTGTTATTGATTTAAAAGATGGATTTCCTACTTTTGCTCCATTACAGGTTGGTTTTGATGCTACAACATTTGAAGATGTTAGTGAAAATGATGCTTTATACATGAGAACTAGTGATGGACAAGTAGGAAAAGCTAGTGCATCCAACGGTCTACAAGAAAATGCTCAAGTAGTTGGATTTGCAAATGCGGATGCTAGTGCTTCTACAACGGTAAAAGTTATTGTAATTGGACTTAAAAGCATGAGTGGTTTAGATGCAGGTGATTTATATTTCTTATCCCCATCTACAGCTGGAGCAATAACATTAACTCCTCCATCCAGTGCTGGTCAGGCTGTTGTAAGAGTTGGAGAAGCATCTACAACAACAAAATTTGCAATTCGAATTGAACCTCCTATTAAATTAAGCTAATGTCTAGTGTAGAAAATTACATACCTTATCAACCAAATGCTCAAGGTCTAACAGAGGCTTTGATTGATTTAAAATCTACAATGCCTAGTCAGACAGTATTTAAGGTTACTGGCTATGAAACTACTTGTTTTGAGAATGTTACTCAAGGTGATGCTTTATATTCAAGAGCTAGTGATGGACAAGTAGGTAAAGCAATTGCAAATGATACTTTTGATAAGGCTTGTGTAGCAGGAGTTGCAGAGACAACTAAAACTGCTGGACAGTCAGTCAAAGTTATTGTTGCTGGGATAGTTGCAACTTCTGGTTTAAATACAGGTGATCAATATTTTTTATCAGCAGCATCTGCAGGTGCAATCGTTGAAACTCCTCCATCAAGTGCTGGACAATATGTAACTAGGGTAGGAGAAGCTGGAAGCACTGGACAATTTATAGTTAATGCAGAAAGACCTATTCTACTAAGCTGACAGTTTGGTCATCGTAAAATAAATACAAATAAGTTCTTTTGGTTAAGAACTTGATCGAGATATTAAATGGCAACTAGGAAGGCATTAGTACTTGTTTCTGGTCTTTTTCAGGAGTTAAATTCTTCTTCTGATAAATTAGATTTTGCTGGAAATAGTACTTCAGATTTAAGTGAAGGTTCAAATCAATATTTTACAAACACAAGAGCTAGAGGTTCCATTTCGGTAACTGACTCAGGTGGACTAGGGAGTCTTGGATATAATAACTCAACAGGAGTGATCACTTATGCAGGACCTTCTAACTCTGATGTTAGAGGTTTAGTAAGTGTTGCTTCAGGATCAGGATTAACATATAACAATTCTACTGGAGAATTTGGTACTAATGCAATACCTAATTCTCAATTAGCAAACTCTTCTTTAACTATAGGAAGCACAAGTGTTTCTCTAGGATCAACAGTTACAAATTTTGCAGGCTTAGGACAGCTTGTGATGCAAGATATCCATATAGGAAGTGGAGGTATTGGTGGTGCAAACACTATAAATATACAAGCAGGACAGATAATCTTTGAAGGTTCAACTGCGGATGCAAATGAAACTATATTATCTGCTGCAGATGCGACAGGTGGAGATAAATCACTTATCTTACCAAATGAATCAGGAACAATATTAACAACTGCGTCTTCAATACCTAATTCTCAATTAGCAAACAACACCATAACTTTTGGAAGCACTAGTGCAGGATTAGGCTCGACTCAAGCTAATATACTTGGATTAACACGTTTGGAATCAGGAGAAATAGTTGCAGGAGGATCGGGTGCTGCAACAGCTAATTCTATAACTCTTGCAAGTGGAAATATTACATTTGAAGGTTCGACAGCAGATGCTAATGAAATAATACTTACAGCAGTCGATGCTTCTGGTTCAGATAAGACAATAACTTTACCAAATGCCACGGGAACTGTTGCGTTGTTAAGTACATTAAGTATTGATTCTGGATCAGGATTAACTTATAACTCAAGCACAGGAGAATTTGGCACTAATGCTATTCCTAACTCCAAACTAGCAAACAGTTCTGTTACTGTTGGTAGCACTGGTATTGCCTTGGGTGGTAGTGCAACAACATTTACTGGATTGGCATCAATAACTTCTACTGCCGTCGTAACAAATGATAGTGGATTTAGAATTAGAAATAATGCAGATAATACAAAAATTGGAGCTTTTAGTTCAGCTTCTATTTCAGGTGGTCAAACAAGAACATTAACATTCCCTGATGCAGATGGAACTATAGCAACTCAAGCCTATGTAAATTCTCAAATTACTGCTGAAGATTTAGATATAACGACTGATGATGGTAATTCCATTGCTATTGATCTTGATTCAGAAACTTTAACACTTGCTGGAGGAACTGGCATAGCTTCTACCTCAACCGGCAATACGGCAACCTTCGCCATAGATGCAACAGTTGCAACTCTAACTGGATCTCAAACTCTAACCAATAAAACTATTGTTTTAGGAAATAATACAGTTTCTGGGGCATTAGCTAATGGCATTACAGCGACGACTCAATCTGCCAGTGATAACTCAACAAAAGTAGCGACGACAGCCTATGTAGATAATCAAGTTACATCTAATACAGAGTTTGTAGATAACACTTTCAGAGTAAAAGATAATTCAGATGCTTCTAAAAAATTAGCATTTGAATGTTCAGGAATTTCAGGCAGTACAACTCGAACTATGACTGTCCCTAACACTGATGGGACAATAAGTACAGAAAGTTTTGCTACTGCAATAGCAGTGGCTTTAGGATAGTATTATGTCAACCCAAGTTCAATTTAGAAGAGGAACAACAGCAGAGCACTCAGGATTTAAGGGTGCTGATGGTGAAGTTACAGTAGATACCTCATTAAAAACTGTTGTTGTTCACGATGCAATATCTAATGGAGGATTTCCATTATTAAGACAAGATGGATCTAATTCTTCTTTAGCACTTGGATCTGTTACCAATTGTAGTTTAAAATTTCAAGGAGATGCGAATACAGGATTAATTAGTCCTTCTGCTGATAGTATATCTTTGGTAACTGGAGGAGTTAGCCGTCTTACAATAGATTCTAATGGATCAGTCTCAATTCCAGGCAACGTAACCGTTACAGGTTCGTTAACTGTTTCAGGAAGATTTGATTCTACTGACCAACTTGCATTAATAATAGCTCTAGGCTGATATGGCAAATACCTTCAAAAGTGACACAAAAACAAACGTCGTAACAGATGCCGTTAGTAGCACTAATACGAATGTTGTAACATGTGGAGGAAGTGCAACCATTGTTCTTCTCAGTGTCCTTGTTTCAAATACAACAGGAGCCAGTGCTCAAGTTGATGTTTTTCTTGTAACTGCTGGTGATGATGTCCACCTTATAAGAAATGCTCCAATTCCAGCAGGGAGTTCTTTAGAACTTATAAGTGGATCAAAAGTAATTATGGAAGCTAATGATATTTTACGTGTGAGGTCTGGTACAGCAAGTGCTTTAGATGTGACTGTAAGTTATCTAGAACAAACTTAAGGAGGTATAACAAATGGCTTTATCTCAAGTTGGATTAGAAAGACTAGGTACATCAGTAACCGATAAGATTGGTGAAAGAAAAAATTTAATAATTAATGGAGCTATGCAAGTAGCTCAACGTGGTACTGTTACAGGTATTACAAGTTCACAATACGCAGGGCCAGATAGATTTAGATTTGGAGTAGCTAGTCATGGAACTTTTACAGTAAGTCGAGATAGTTCTGCTCCTACAGGGTCAGGTTTTGCAAAATCATTAAAATTAGATTGTACTACAGCAGATACAAGCGTTGCTTCGGGTACAGCAGTTTATTTCCAACATAAATTAGAAGGTAAAGATTGCCAACGAATTAAAAAAGGTACATCTAGTGCTGAACAATTAGCTGTTCAATTCCATGTAAAAAGTAATAAAACAGGAACTTATGCTTTTCAGTTATCAGATAATGATAATTCAAGAAGTTTTACAACGACATATTCAATAAGTTCAGCGGATACTTGGGAAAAGAAAACAATTATAATTCCAGCAGACACCACTGGTGCTTTAGATGATGATAATAATGTTTCTTTAACTTTTAATTTTTGGTTGGTTGCTGGTACAGATTTTACAAGCGGTGCTGCCTCAACGACTTGGTATTCACATGTAAATGCTAATGCAGCAAAAGGTCATGCTGTAAATATTGCAGATTCAACTTCTAATGAATGGTATATGACAGGATTTCAAGTTGAAACTGGGTCTGTACATACAGATTTTGAACACAGGTCATTCCAAGAAGAACTTAAGTTTTGTGAACGCTATCATCGAAGAATAGGATCTTTTAATGGTGTAGCTGCTAGTACTACACAGGTTCAGGCTGGGATTGTAATAAGCCCCGAAATGAGAGCTACTCCGTCTGTAAGCCTTGTACCAAGTTCTTCTGCAAGAGTGACAGATTGTTCTCATGCTGATTATCAAAATACTGGTCCTACAATAGGAATAAATAACTCATCCAACGTAGGTTTAAGAATATTTATAAATGGTTTTAGTGGTATGACGATACAACGAATTGCAGTTTTTTTACCTTCTGGTACAAATTTTTCCGTATTACATTTAAGTGCTGAATTATGACTATTACTTATAAATTTTTTAAAGCACCTTTTAGCAGTGAAAATAGTTCTGTTAGTAAAAAAGTTGATGGTATTGAGGTTATATCAATTCCATTTGATGAAGCAAACACCGATTACCAAGAGTACCTTGAGTGGGCTAAAACTAATACAACCGAACCTGCTGATGGATTAACTTGGGATGATATCAGAGCCACAAGAGATCTGATATTGAAAGATACAGATTGGACAATGACAACTGGTGCAACTGTAGATCAAGCTCAGTGGGCTGCATATAGACAAAATATAAGAGATATTCCTCAAACTTATAAGGATAAGACTCCTAATGACGTTGTGTGGCCGACTCAACCATCAACAGCTGGTCCTAATTCTTAAAAATTAGCCTCTGTAAAATAGAAGAAGCATATAAAAGATTTCAGTAATCATGCCGTATTTAGGTAATAATTTAAGGTCAAATACTGATTACAAAACTATTGATGATATTTCAAGTTCATTTAATGGAAGTACTACTTCATTTTCTTTATTAGTTGGTGGAGTTGCACCTACTCCATTTCCAAAATATGAGACACAACTTTTAATTTCTGTAGGTGGTGTAATTCAAGAACCTGATTCTTCTGGTTCAACAGGATTTAGATTATCAGGAACAAATATAGTTTTTAGTTCTGCTCCAGCTTCAGGAGAAGTTTTCTTTGGAGTAATACTTGCAAGTGCAGATTATTTAAATGCTGGTGGTACATTTCCTGACGGTACAAATTCAGTTCCCTCAATTACGTTCTCCTCGGACACCGACACTGGATTTTTTAGAGTAAGTTCTGGACAGATTGGTATTGTTGCTAATGGAACGAAAGTTGCTCAGTTCCCAACATCAACAGGATCTTCAGGACAACTCTTATCTACAGATGGAGCTGGCGTACTTTCTTATGTTGACCCACCTGCTTCAGCTACTGGAGGTGGTAATGATAAGGTGATATATGAGAATGGAACAAACATAACGACTAACTATACAATCGGAACTTCATTCGGAGCAACAGCCAATGCTGGTAGCTTTGGACCAATTACAATAAATGCAGGCGTGACCCTCACGATACCTAGCGGTTCAGTCTATACGGTGGTTTAAATTATGCCTATTTCAATTAACGGATCAGGAACAGTAACAGGAGTCTCAGTAGGAGGTTTACCAGACGGAATAGTTGACACAGATATGCTCGCTTCTGACGCTATCACTCAAGCTAAACTACCAGCAGGCACTGTAATAAAAGTTACAAGCGGAACACATAATACGACTGGACTTTCTACTACATCCACCTCATTTCAAAATTACACAAATAGTAATATTACGGTAACAAAAATAAGAGGTGCAGGAAATGTTAGCGGTGGATCTCGTTTGCTAATTCTTGGTAATGCATGGATTGAATATACAGGAACTGATGCAAATTTTAGACATCATGTATTTTCCCTTATGAGAGATGGAACTGAACTAACTGGTTTAACTTATGGTATGGGTAATCTTTATTCTAAAGATGCTCAAGGATATCAAGCTAATGCTGACATAAAATTTTTAGATACTGCTAACTTAGCTGCTGGAGACTATGTTTATTCTAATTGTATTAAAAGTCATGATGGTACAGTAACTGTTCAAATAGGTAATTCTGCTAGATTAGGCACTTGGAATATTTTGGAGATAGCAACATGAAGTATAAAGTTTTTGATGCTCTCGTTAGTTTAAAACCAGGTAAACAATGGACTTGGCATGGAGAGGAGTATTCAGGTTTAATTTGGCATGAAAGTGGTAAAGCCCCAACTGAATCTGAAATAAATGCTGAATTAACTAAATTAAATAATGCAGAACCAATGAGGTTGTTAAGGGTAGAAAGAGATGCAAGATTAGCTGCTTGTGATTGGAGAGCTAGTTCTGATTTAACACTTGTAGATAGTTGGAAAACTTATAGGCAAGCACTGAGAGATTTACCTGCGTCTGCATCGCCTAAACTAGATAGTAATGGTAATTTAGATATGACATCTGTTACTTTTCCAACGGAGCCTAGTTAATAATGAGTTCTATTAAATTAACAGCTGATTCTGGAGGAGGAACCTTTGAGATAAAGGCTCCAGCTTCTGGTTCAAACGCAAGAGTATTAACTATACCAGATTCAGCAAATAGCACAATTGTAACAACAACAAAACCAGCTGCTGGAAGTGTTGTCCAAGTCATAGAGCTTACAGGTTCAGAAGAAAACATTAGTGGTGGACTTACTACAGCTAAAATAAATTTGACATTCAATCCATTATTTTCAGGAAGTAAATTTACAACATTTTTAATGGTTCCAGGAATTACAGGTTCTAGCTCAGATAATGATGTAAAATTCGAGGTATATCTTGGTACAAGTGCTACTCCAACATCGAATACAAAAGTATTAGAGGTAAGAGAGAGTCTAGCTGGAACAGATGCAAAGGACAATGTAGTGTGTACAGGTGTTGATTATGGAAGTTTCACTTGTTCATCAACAGGAACGCATTATGCAGCTTTAAATGTCACTACTAATCCAGGAGTAAATACAATAGTTGGAAGACATAGTCAAATAATTAAAATAGTTTTACAGGAGATTGCACAATGATTTATTCAAGATACGAGGCATTATATTCTTTAAAACCAACGAGTAAATACACTTGGCCTGGATTTGATTATTCTGATTTAAATTGGATTAGCTCTGATACAAAACCAACTGAAGCTGAAATTGATGCTGAGGTAACTAGATTAAATAATGCAGAACCTATGAGACTTTTAAGAGTAGAGAGAAACAAAAGATTAGCTGCTACAGATTGGATGAGTTTTTCAGATTCTCCTACAATGTCAGATGATTGGAAAACATATAGACAGTCTCTTAGAGATTTACCTGCGTCTGCATCGCCTAAACTAGATAGTAATGGAGGTTTAGATTTATCATCTGTTACTTTTCCAACGGAGCCTAGTTAATTATGAGCACATTAAAAGTCGGAGCAATAAGAGGAGTATCAGCATCATCAGATGCGATAACAGTAGCTAATGATGGAACATGCACTGCTAATGTTACTAATAATCTAAGTAATAGAAATTTAATAATCAACGGAGCTATGCAAGTGGCTCAACGTGGTACGTCATCTACAGATCAAAATTATGGAGCTATAGATAGATTTAAAATCATATATTCAGGAACAGATGAAGCACCTACACATTCACAGGTAGATGTTGTTGCTGGACAAACACCTTATACATTAGGATTTAAAAAAGCATACAGAATAACTAATGGGAATCAAACCTCTGGTGCTCAAGCTAGTAGCAGAATTGAATTACAAACAAATTTAGAAGGACAAGATCTTGCTCAAAGTGGTTGGAATTTTGTTTCTGATTCAAGTGATATAACTTTATCTTTTTGGATAAAATCAAGTGTTTCACAAACTTTTGCAAGTCGATTACAAACCCAAACTGCAGGAGCAAATGGATCTCAACAAAGATTTAAATTTAACTTTGCTTTGAGTGCTGATACTTGGACTAAGGTAACAAAAACAATTCCTGGAAATGCTAATTTAGCTTTTGCTACTAATAATCAAAATGGTTTCAGAATAAGTTTTTTTGGATTTATGGGAACAACTTTCACAGACAGTACAACTGCAACAGATGTGTGGGCTAATAATACAGGTGGAGATAGAGCAGATGATATGACAAGTACTTGGTTTACAACAAATGATGCGACTTTAGAAATTACTGGTGTTCAGCTTGAAGTTGGCAGCGTGGCAACAGATTTTGAGCACAGGTCATTTGCTCAGGAGCTTGCTTTATGTCAAAGGTATTTTAATAGATATGCTACAGAGACATTAAATGGTCATTTTTTCTTAGCTGCTGGGTATAATAACTCTAATCCTGGTGCAAGAGGTAGCTGGCCTTTTACAGTTCCTATGAGAGCAATACCAAGTCTTGCACTAAGTGATCTTTCACATTTTGCAGAATTAGGGACAGGAAAAGCAATAAGTTCAATAACTTTGGCAGATAGTGGTACTGGTAAAAACTTAACTGGACTTACAGTAACTTTTACTTCAAACAGTTTCGCTGGATTTGCCCATGTAATAAGGGCAGGTAATACCAGTGCTTATCTTCAATTTGATGCGGAGCTTTAATTATGGCATATCCAACTAACCCAATTTACAAATTTGTAAAAGACACTATATCAGGAAATATTAGTGGTCTGTTTGTTACTAAAGGAGGGAAACAATGGAACATTCCTCTTTCTGAAGAAAACGTGATGTACCAAGAATACTTAGAATGGGTAGCAGAGGGGAACACAGCCGAGGCTGCTGATTAGACTGGTTAGTTTTTAATTTTAGAGTAAAATAAAAATAAGAGATTTTTTTAAAAATGCAGAAAATTTTTAATGCAATAGCTGTTGCTTCGGGTGTAGTTTCTTTAACCGTAATAGGAGCTGGATTAGGCATTTATTTAAATAAAGATGCAATTATCAACAACATAAAAGAGAAAGCGTTAGAAGCGGTTACAGGCAGCATAGGAGATGCTTTAGGTGATTCATTACCAATACCTGAAACAACTGGAGGTGTAATTCCAACATTACCTAAAAATCCATTTTAAAATTGTCTGAAATAAATCAAATAAATATAAATAAATTAGAAATAATTCCTATCAATAGTTATATCAATACGCCTATACAATCATTACCTTTTAATCCTCCTGTAACTTTAACTATTGGTAATCCAATAATACAAGTCCCTGGTTGTGTTGTATTTAATCCTGCTAATGAGAAATCAATAAAACTTGTAACTGAAGATGACAGAGGTAATAGAACTTTATGTGATGGAACTGTACCATATTTTTTTCCTATGGATTATGTTCCTGAAGATTTAATTTATGTACAAAATGCAGTTGCACCTAATGTAACTCAATCTCCCGAATTAGAGACTCCTCAACCTAATTTAGATAATATTCCTCCACAAAAAAAAGTTGAATGCCCTGCTCCAAATCAACCAAGAGTAGGAGACTTAACACGTAATGGAGAAGAGATAGTTGTAGGTCATGAATTACAAGGAACAACTTGTGTTGTATTGTATGAACCAAGTTCTCCAATAGAAAAACTACTTCCTAATACTAGTCAAGTCAGCACTACAGCAGCAATCGCAGTGGTAGCAACAGCTTCAGCAGCAGCAACACCCTTGTTATTAAGGTTAATAAAACCATTAATAAAGCAATTATCTAAGAAAATTAAAGGTT